ATGAACAAAAATTTAATTGATAAATTTATAGCAATGCCTTTAGCAGTTACAGTGTTTAAGCAAGATCAGAATCAATTTAAATCATTTAAGATGAGGAATCTTTATTTAGATAAGTTGGATGCGGTTATAGACAGAATGGAGAAAGATTTTTATTCACTGAAACAAACTTTAATTAGTAAATACCATTTAGATGTAAAAGTTATCGATCAGTGCACGTATAATGTGAATGGAAAAGTTATAGAATATACTCCAGAGGAAATGAAATTGATGACTAGTGAGGTTATGCATGAATATTTATTTAAAGTGAAGGAATTTGAAAGGAAAGAACGAATATGGAATGTATAGTGCATAATAACAAACCTGTTTGGCCAAACTAATAAAACTTCCCTTCAAACTACATAAGCTACCCGAAATAGGGTAGCTCTTTTTTTATATGAAATCATTCATCTTTAGGAAAAGCATATTACAGTCCTAATCACCGCACCAGCTACTACCGATATAGGGGACTCTATGGACAAGGTAACTAAGCACAATGATTAAGGACCAGGGAGAAGGAAGGTTTACCTCTCTTACAGTACAACATATTTTTTAAATTATGGTAAGATGAATAAAACAATCAACGAGATAGCACAAATTTAGTTAGGAGGTGAAAAAGTGAAATACAAATTAGACATGAAAGACATTCCGCCGGAAACAAAAAAAGAAATGGATAGATTCTTTTTTAGGACTAGCATACCTAGAATCATAGAGGAAGAAAAACGGAGAAAAAAGAAAGGAAAAGATGGCGAATGCAACAACTAAACATCAATTTAACAATACCAGTACCTGTTGATCAAGATTAATAATCAAGGTATAGAAGGTAAGTAATTTTTAGACCGCCCTAAAAAGAGCGGTCTTCATTATTATTTCACGTCTTTTTTATACACCCAAGACATGATCCCATCCAGCAGCACCCGATCAGATTTAACTTGAATGATTTTGTAGGTACTGCCTTTAACGTAGCTTGCAATGGACTCTCCAGTAGCAAAATGAGTCGCTGTTTTCTTGACGGTTACTTTATCCCCTACAGCAAAGGATGTGGAACCTCCTGAACTTCCGGATCCACTTACTTTCAATACTTGTCCAGGATGGATAGTATCACCTTTAAGGTTATTTAAGGATTTTAATTCTTTTACAGTCATACCATGATCTTTAGCGATTTCCCATAGAGTATCGCCTTTTTTAACGGTGTAGGTGCCATCGCTAGGTGTAGATCCACCACTCCCTTTTTCAAGACCAAATGCTTTAGCAATACCATTAACATGGCCACGTGCAACATCATTAATCCAAGACTGTGATTTCATCTTGCTTGCATCAGAGCTATGGTCAATAAATCCATTTTCAGTGAGTACGGCTGGCATAGCCGATTCCCGTAATACATGGAGGTTAGCTTTCTTTTTTCCTCGATCTCTCATATTAATCTTTTTCATCACTTCATTATGGATATCACTTTGGATTTTTCCTGTTTTTGAAGAACTTGAAACGGTGGTATAGATATAATCCTCATAACCTGTTCCACCACCTGCATTAATATGAATAGATAAGAAAAGGTCTGCACCCCATGCATTAGCTTCGTTAGTTCTTTGTGTCAATGTAGGGTAGCTGTCTCCTGTTCGTGACATTTTAACTGACACGCCTTTATATTCTCCAAAGTACTGCTGCACTTTCTTTGCAATCTTTAATGTGATGTCCTTTTCTTTAATACCATTAGCTTGTGCACCTGGGTCACTGCCACCATGTCCTGCATCAATAAAAATACGTACCATATTATCAAACAACCTCTCTTTTTATGAATTGTCCATTTTCGTTTCTTGCGCTCATATTCGGGCGCGATATACCTAATTCTTTTACATAGGAAGCTACTGTTGACTTGCCAATACCTAATTGTTTCGCTATATATCTACCAGAAAATCCTTGCGAATAAAGCTTTTCTATTTCCTTAACGTTGTACTTTCTTACACCTTTTTTATCAAGTGTGTTGTGCAATCTTCTATGGTGTTGTGCTGTTAACAACTCCAGATTCTCAATCCTATTATCCGTCTTGACTTTATTCTTATGGTGGATAATCTCATCGGGCCGTAGCATTCTTCTTAGATGTTTCTCCATAACTAATCTGTGCTCTCGAACATAATTATTGTTTGCGTTAGGATGATTCGGTTTTCTTACTATGACATAACCGTCACCGTCCATGGTTCGCCCCTTTGTTTTGGATTGTCTAGAAAGATCAGGCTTATCATGGTTTTCTTTGATAACCATTTTTACCACTCTCCTTTAATATTTTTTGCATTAAAAAAAGACACCCAATTCGAGCGTCTTATTTCATGCCATGATCTTTTAAATATTTTTTATTTTGTCGAGCTTGCTTAGTAATATCTGTATCAAAATACGTGGCAATCAGAGCCATCACAACTGTTGCTACTGTTGATACAGCCTCATAAATTTGTTCATCAGTAAATGGCAAAGGGTCAAATCCAAATCCTATTAAGAATTGGTTGATTAAAACTATTACCAGCACAACAATACGAACGATCATATTCTTATTAAATTGCATGTTTATCACCTCCTTTAAATGGACTGATTCATTAGTAAAATAATTAGTGTAATCAAAGCAAAAATCCATCCGCCCCAATTGCGAATGGATTCACCTACTGATTGTTTGCCTTGTGTCATAGCTTTCATTTCATTTACTTGTTCTTTGACTGCCCCTAGTTCTTCTCTCAATCCGTTATATTTTTTAATAATATTTCTCGTTTCTTTCATTTCCGCTCGTAGATCTCGAAAATCGCCTTGCATTGCGTTTAACTGTTCAAATAATTCTTTGTTGCTATACCATTGTTCACTCATGCTCAACCCCCTGTGAATCTATATATATTAATACATCCTATATCGTTTAAAGATAACGAATATCATCGCCACCTTTAAAATAGCATAAAAATAACACCTGATTTTTAATCGGTGTTGTCATCCTTATTATCTCCTTTTAATTCGTCAATTTTTTCTCGCTGACTAGTTATGATCGCATCTTTATAACTATTCTCCTTCACTAAATCCATATAGCTTTGCATCAACGAATTATAAGCATATTGTAGATTGACTTTTTGTTGTTCCATCAATAAGTACCTCCTAAATGATCAATTATTGCTTTCTCTAACGTTTCTATCCTTTCATTTTGTGATTCCAATTTATTCTTTAATTGTTTGTTTTCATTGTATAGATCATCCACTCTGTTTGTTTGATGCTTTAAAGAACCTGCAATAACACCTACAAAATTATCTTGTATAACATATTCGCCATCTGCACTAATTAATTCATAGGGTGCTTCATCTAAAATCATTCCATAGCTTTCTTTTCTTCGTGTTGATCTTGCATTCTTTTGACCATCCGTCTTGTAATGGAATGATTTCAATTTTATGTTGTCAAAAATTCCTTGTGCTTTTTCAGTCTTTAAGTCATTTATATTTTCTTTTGATTCTCTTTTAGATAATTTGTGCTCCTCATTTCGGTGGATGTGGTTCGTGTATATTCTCCATAGCCTAGCATTAGGATTACCTATATAACCCCAACCACTAACATTAGGTTTAATCGTTTGATTCCATGCACCATCTCCTTCATAGTTTGATCTGCTGAATATCCAATAGTTAGAATCATTACTCATTACAAACCTATGTTGCTTTGCGTAATGAGTGGCATATTCTTTCGCTCTGTACTCTACATAAACATCTGATGCTTCAGTACCAACTACAAACGTATCATTGACGTTCATTCCAACTCCTGCCGATTTACTGCCATTACCGCTGAAGAACCTTATTGTACTAGGGTCTGATTGCCCTTTACCTCCAAGATTTCTAATGCCAATGTGGATTCTTTCATTTCCACTACTATCAACAGAAACAAATCCTGTATCATCAATCTTAATTTCCTGCTTACCATCATGGACACCAACAGTTATTTTTCCAGTATCAACTATTCCTGCTTTCAAGGCATTTGTAGATACGGTATCGTTGTAAAGATTTCCTCCATCAATATAAGTAGTATCTCCATAAACCCATGCTTCGTAAGGATTCCACTCTGTCGCTTTCTTCCCTTTTTCTAACTTAGGTTCCCCAAAAAGGAAATATGCAGCTTTCCCATTTGTTGATTCGGAACCAATGAATATTGCAATATCATCTGCACTATCTCCAGAATATGTGAACGTGTAGGTATATTTATATAAAGACTTATTGAATCCGTTATATTCAATCGTGTCTATTTTCTCTTTTGAAAAATTGAAACTTTCTCTTATTGCACCGCTATAATATATACCGCAAGAAGTAAAATCTGAATCTAACCAATCACTTGAAAAACCTATCATAGAAAAAGTGTAGGTTTCTCCGTTTCTTAATTTATAACGATAAGGTGTTCTTATTCTAGGGTTATCACCTTCTTCGACACCACTTCCTACATTTACATGTAAGAAATTATATCCGTCTACTTCTCTTGTACTTAATCCTTTTATATAGCTTATCCAACTTACCCAATCATCAACATGATGTTTTTTGCTAAAATCCGTATAGGATAATATGTTACTAGAGCCTAATTCAATTTGTGTTGGGTCGTAACCTTCTTCAAATACGGTTTCAGGTCCAACTGCAACTTGATTACCTCTTAATCTTCCTTTTATATCAGCATCTGTTATTTCTACATTGGCGATCTTAGCAAAATCTATTTTTGCATCTCCTGCAATCATTTCATTCGTGATTATTCCATCTTTGATATAGACTTTTCCATTTTCTACTACTAAATCACCATCGATAGATACACGTTCAGCATCAATTTCAATTTCCTCTGGGGATTGGTTAATAGTTGAAATGACACCATTTTTTTCTACTTTTAATTTAATATTATCTGCGTTTTGTGTAATGCTCGATTCTGCTTCAGTTACTCTGATATTCATATCATCCATGTCAGTTTCGTATTTTTCTTCTTTAACCCTTAAAGCTATTTCCTTTGATTGTTGATCTATTTCAGAACCTAATTTTTTAATGTCATATTTAATATCTTGAGGATTAGGTTGCCATGGCAATGCTCTTGTTCCTTCTTGAAGTTGCACTTCCCATATTCTGAACCAACTGTTGCTTGTATCTCTTGATGATACTCCACCAATTTTTAATTGTGCTTCTTTCATAGTTTGGTTAGCTTCAAACTTTAAAATTTGTAAATTTGTATCGTACCTAGATGATGTTTCTGTTATATCTAACGATTGTTCATTTTCATTATCAAATATTTTAATTAAACTGAAGTCAACTCTAGGACTTCCTCCAGTCCTTCTTTCAACGAATGATAAAACATATTTTTTTCCTTTTTCAACATAAAATGTTTCAGGAAATATAAAGCCGACTTCATCTCCCTTGACCGCAGGTCTTTTTCTGACTCTCGCTATATCTCCTGTGTATGTTACATAGCTTGAATATGGGGATGTTTGATCAATTTCGGTTTCTTCAAATGGTATTAAATTTGTTACGTTTTCTTCTTCATTAAAGTCGGTATTCCTTAAAATATTTCTTCCACTAATCTCTAAATCGTTGATTTTATCAATGACATAGGATTCGTTGACCTTACTATTGATTCTGTCTGAATGTTGTTTAAATGTTGAGTTTGTATCGTCTTTAAATGTCTTATAGTCTGTCTCTAATCCAGATACTTCACTTTCAATTCCCTTTGCGGTTTGCTCGATCTCGCTTGTGTATTTTTGTAAATTGTCGATTTCATTTTCCATATCTTCCGGCGCAGGTGACCAGTCGGTGGCTTTGTTGCCTTTTTCGAGCATAATGTCAGGTATATCATCTGATGCGTTTGACAAATAGATAAAACCCCATGTAATTCCTTGAGGTACTTTTAATTTGTTTTCAGTATTTGGAGGTTGATCATCTAACCTAAAAGCTTTGTCGATTACGGGAGAACCTTCCTTCGGTTCTTCGTTAAACCAATATACAGCCCAACGATTATTCGTATCAGACAATCTGTATAATACCCACTCTTCTCCTTCTTCAACAGGAAAAGAATACCCTCGCCAATCTGATCTAGACTCTAATATGTCACCTCCAACCCATGCAAGATTATTAATTTTTTCTCTTACAAAGTAATTCCTTCCACCAATGTCAATTTTCCCTAATTCGCCTTGTACATAGGTTTCGTCTACCTTTGACCTGATCTTTTTAGCATTTTGTTCGATACTGCTGGTATTTGATTCTATATTATTCAAGATTCCTTTTTTATCAGTCTGATATTGTTCATCAGATACCTTTAATTCAATTTTCCTTGCGTTTTGTTCAATAGAAGATTGGTTATCTGATATTGATGTTTCAAGGCTTTCTTTATCCTGTTGATACTGTGTATCATTTACCTTAGTTTTAATATCCTTTTCTGACTGACTAATACGGGTCTCATGACTTTTCAAATCCGTTATGATGCCTTCTTTATCTGTTTCATAAACTGTCTTTGATACGACATTGTCAAACATATCATCTAACTGTTCAATGGTGTAAACATCATCTTTATTCGCTTTATCAACTAGCTTGCCATTAACAAATTCAGCATCAACTTTATCTGCTAAATCTGTGATGATTTCCCCGACTTTTTCTTGATATTCACCGATATCGACTGCCCCAATATCATCTGCGCTTATAGGTGACAAAGGAACCCATTCTGTACCATTCCAACGTTTTAAAACATAAGGTTTATTGCTAATGTCTAGCCAAAACTTATAATCATCAGGACTAGGTGCTTCTTCTCCTTCATAAATGCTATATTCAATAAATTCAGGAACAATATCTTCCAGATCAGGTAATTCTAATTGAACAGTTGAAGCACTTACTTGTTCAGAATAATCACTAGGTGTACCATGCGTGTTTACTGCACGTACTCTAAAATACCATTTTTCATCTGTATCAGCTTCAAAGTTATAACCCCCTACTTTCCCCCTGTAAACTAAATTTGTCTTATCAGGAGTGAATCCATTAATTTCTGAAGCATATACCTCATAGTTTGATATTATATGAGTTGGTTCATAGTCCCATGAAAGCATGATCGTTTTAAATAACCCTTCTGCTTTAACATTTTTAGGTACATCTGGCTTAATGTCTGGGAATTTTTCATCTGTTACAGGTCCACCTCCTGCATCCCAATTTCCACTATCTTCTTTTACCTTATCTACAACCCAATCAATGTCAGTATTGTCTGGGTCTAAATCTAATATGTTGCCAAGTTTGACATCACCGCTGCTAGGGTCTCCAATATCGTAAGTCATTTCCATAACACGACTTTCAATGAGTATCATTGGTTTGATATCTTTATCCCTAGCAATGCCTGTATCGCCAATGAACACTTCTTCGTGTTCATAACCTGATATTTTATAAAAGGTTTTAATAGACATTTCATATTGTGCCTTTGGTTCTTTTTCATTCTGAACCGCTTGCCATGTTTTATTTAAAAGTTTTTCTGGCTCTTTTTCTTCATTATCTTCATAAAGAGCAAAACGGTGTTCCATTTCTCCTGTTTCAGGGTTATAGATGCCATGCTTCTTTCTTGCATCTTCATCTCCGACCCATTCCTGCCCTTTCGGCTTATCAACTGGGTCTCCATTATCCTTAGACCAAACAACATCACGAAATGTTATTTTTCGGCTATGGCCACCACCCTCCGTTTCCAATGATGAACCTTTTCCATATAAAGCCGTTTTAGGATAATAAAGAATGGTTCTAGTAATGTTTTGAATATCTTTACCAATTTCAAATCGCTTTCCTTTATCTTCACCTTTTCGATCTAGGATATCTATATATCTTCCAACTATTTTATTGTCTTTTATTTCAATGCGATCAATAACTTCTCCGCCCCATGTTTCGATTAGCTTTTCAAGACACTTATAGGCACTTTTGAAATAAAAGCTAGTTGAGTTTTTCCCTAAATTAGCTACATTCCCTACTTTCCATCTTGAGTTTTCTAAAATTAACCCCAGAACAAACTCGGCCGATCTGTCCTGGGGCTTCCTTTCCTCTACCATTACATCTGTTAATTCATCCATAGCAGGTTTGCACTGTATTTCTTTTTCCGTTGATTCTCCATCCTGATCATCTGTTTCACGAATAGTAAACAATCTTAGATTACCTTTTAAGTCTCTAAATGCGACCTGATTTCCACCAACTAAATAATCGGCATCTTGATCATCAGCAGGAAAAACAATAGAAAAGGAAACAGGCTTCTTAACTGTTTCCTTGAAAGGTGCTTCTATATATTTATCTGTCACTGCTAAAATATTATCAAACTTATCAAATATAAATATTTTCTCTCGCATTTGCTATCATCCTAACAACTTACAGATGATTTTATTCCATCTTCTGTGCACGATATTGAAGAAGATCGATCGCCATCCCTGACAATAAATTCAAATCCTATTAACCTTTGCGTATATTTAGGCACTTTATCTGTCGTGTTATATCTTACAGTTCCATCTTCATAAAATTCTTTAATAAGATTCATCATCACTTCCACCTTTCTGTGTATTCCACTTCTATCTGCATAGAAGGTATCGTTCTGATTAAATTGATTCCTGATTCAAAACTAAAAAAGTCAGCATATAACAGATCAATGGTTTTCATTTGCAATTTATCATTAATAAAGACTTTATTTTTTTCAAAATCAATTTTTATTACATCATTCTTTTTAAAATCATAATGCAATCTCAATATTTCATCTTTTTTACTCAATTGTAGATAAGGCATATCTTCTTTCATAACTACTGTAACGAAAGGTTCTGCACCTGCATTTCCTTTAACCTCTATTTCTGTTGCTTGTGATATTTCTAACCAACGCATTATGCCCCACCCTCTGGGTCTGGTTCAGGTTCTTCCAATGCCTTGAGCCTTTCATCTATATCATCTAATAAGGTTTGCATAGTTGAAATGCTTTCCTTATTGGCTTGTAAGTCATTTTGAACACTTTTTATAGATTCATCAATATTTGTTATATCTGTTTCAATATCACTAATGCTATTAGTGTTTTTAGTTATATTACTTTTGTTTGTACTAATGCTATCACTATTTTTATCAATATCACTTGTGTTCGTGCTGATATTTGATTTATTCGTACTTATAGATTCAGTGTTAGAATTAATTTTTGATTCATTGCTATCAACATCAGAACGTAACCCTTTGATATCACTTTTAGCTTTATTTGAATCCTGTTTTAAAGTTGATACATCACTCTTAATAGAACTAATATTACTCTTGATTGCCTTTATTTCATCATCTATTTTATCTGAATTTCGACCGAAATTTGCTAAGGTTGTATCAATTTCATCTGTCATTTCAGGTTTAACTAATTTTAAATTAGGGGTTGTTGTTGCCATTAACTAATCCCTCCCACGTCATTCCTTCGTATTCTTCCCATGTGAATTTCTTTAGTGCTATGGTTTTCTTAGGTTCACCATATTTTCGAGGGTCAGGGCATAGGAAATTTATTTTCAAGGTGGAGAAGGACACAATTTCCTGATCAGGAATTGCATCCCCTTCAACTATGGCATAATACGTTCGGTTAGGTCTATCATCAAAAACTAATGGTTTTTCTTCATCTGTGATGAGCCAATCTGCCATTTCTTCTGTTTTATCTAGCAAGTCATCTTTGCTATCCCCTTCTATTCGTAGTTTAACAGGTATGACCAATCCCTCTATTTCTTTTCCCGACACTTTTTCACCAATTTTATGAGGAACTTTCGTTTTATTTCTTTTGATTGGCGCCCAATAAGGTCTCTCCATTTCCAAAATACGAATATAAGGCTTTTTTATATTATTAAAGGTGAAATTACTCGACATTATCCATCACCTCTGTAGCTCTTTCGTTTCTGTTGTTTTGTAACATAAGGTTCAACCATCTTTCCTACTACATGACCATTCATGACTACTGCATAATCATGTTCTTGTTCAACTGCTCTAGCAATACGTTTCAATTCACTCAATACTTCTTTATTGTGCTTTTCATCTTTAAATCCTAGTGCATCTCCTGTTCTTTCCCAGATCGCCTGTTGGCTTTTTCTTTTGGCAGGGTCATGACTAATGACTGATTCTGCCCAACCACCCTCTGCAATCCAAGCCAACTGTTTGCGGTTAATGCCAAATGCACCATCAGCATAGCCGACATAAGATTTTCCTTGCGCAAGAGCACGAATGCCCGGAACATTAAACACGTTTCCATATCTTGACTTGATGTAATTAATGGCGGCTACAGCATTATGCACAGGATTCATAATGTCATCCATACCTGACTTTTTGTGAGCATTAAATGTAGGTTGAATTGTCTGCATAAGACCCATAGATGGTGTACCACGTTTCCAGTTTATATCCCATTTATTAACGGTACTCGGTCCAGTTCTTCCTCCTGATTCTTTCATTGCGATTGTTTCTAATGCATTTTGCCATGCTTTAGGTACTCCTGTTACCGCTATTGCTTTAGCAATCCACTGTTTGACATTTCCTGTTGCATTAGCACCAGAACCAAAATCAAAACTTTCTGTTTCACCTTTGATAAAGCTAACAGCGCCATCTTTGACTTTCTTGGCAAGACCTTTTGCCATCTTTCCAATAAACTCAACACCACTTGGCATTTTAAAACCTAGATAATCAAGTGCTTTATTTAATAATAACTTAGGTTTTGTGATGTAATCCCAAACGTTAGGTGCTTTTGCTTTCTTCATTTCATTTACATTAGAACCTTGAGAAACTGCACCACCAATTTGATAATCATATGTTCCATCTTCATACTTAGGTATAGAATCAAATAGGTTTCTTGTGTTTTTAGCTGATAAAACGTGAGTTCCTTTTTCTCCGTAGGTCAATGTAGGTTTATCAGGACTTAAATAGTGATTTCCATCAGGTGTAGAAATTAATTCGCTCCCTTTATTACTTCCCTTACCATCACCAACCCACATTAAACCGCCTTTATGACCTGCACCTTTAGTTCCTTTAGCAAACTTAGGTACATCCCATTCAGGTACTTTGGATTTAACACCAATTTTCCCTAATACCCAATTCACACCACCAATAACACCATTTACCCCTTTTCCTAATGTTTCAGCTAATTTATTCGTTACTTTCTTAACCCCACTCATGACTTTGGATGCCATGTTTCCAATTCCATCACCGATTCTGCCCGGTAATTTTTTAGCTGCATCCACAATGTCTGTGAATGTACTTTTAACATTGTCAAATACTTTGCTGAATACCTCTGACGTTTTCTTTTTGATATTATTCCAAGCGTTTTTAACACCATCAAAAGTATTTTTAACAGCGTTCGTAACATTACTTTTTATATTACTAAAGATATTCTTAGCCGTATTGAAAACCTTATTAAAAATAGACTTCGTTGTATTAAAAAGGTTATTCCAGATGCTTTTAACTTTATTAAAAATGCTTGTAACTAAATTAGAAATGGTATTTTTTATGGAGTTCCATATCTTACTTAATAGGTTCTTGATGTTATTGGTAATATTAGAAATGGTGCTTTTCATGTTATTAAATCTTTTTTTTACAAAATTAACGATTTTACTAACGATTTTACTAAAAAATGAATAAATTTGATTCCATATTTTGCTTATAACGTTTTTGATCTTTGTTGTGATCGAGGAAACAAACTCCCTCATAATATTAAAACGCTTCTTAACAAAATTAACTATTTTAGAAACTATTTTATTAAAGAATGATGATATAGCATTCCAAACTTTATTTATAACGTTTTTTATGCCATTATTTATACTTGAAACGGTATTCTTCATACCGTTAAACATTTTCTTGACAAAGGTCGTTATCCAAGTAACAACTTTATTAAAAATATTTTTTATTCCATTCCAGACCCTAGAAAATATATTCTTAAATGGACTGGCAAAGGCTTTTGCACCTTTTAGCAACTTACCGAATAAAGATAACTGAATAAAGTTCCATAAAAACTTAATAGCACCCTTGAATATATCTTTGATGCCTTCCCACATCTTGGAAAAGTCGCCTGTAAATAATCCTGAAAAGGTCTTGATCAATCCTTGGATGAATTGTAGACCCCCATTGACAACACCTTTTATGTTACCCCAGACGCTTTTTGCAATGGCTAACATTGCCTTAAACGCCCCACCTAGTATCGTTTTTAGGATAGGGAAGGTTTTTCGGAAGATAGCCATAAGGAAATTCATCACAGGACTAACAACAGTTTTAATGGAATTAAACACATTTCTAAATGCTTGTAATATCTGGGTTCCGTTTGAATCCCAGAAGGCCTTCATTTGCGCTATCTTTTCTTTAAAAAAACTGACTACTGTTCCGATAGCATTAGAAACATGGGTTTTCATGGTTTGAAACCCTGTTTTCATTCCGTTAAGAAATGCTTGAATCTGTGGGTTAGTTGTCAAGAACTCTTTGATACCTGATACCGCATTTAAAAAGGCATCCTTTAACCGATTAACAACATTTCTAAACGTCTCCGATTTATTATAGGCTGTTACAAATCCTAAGGTAAGAGCTGACAATACGGTTATAACAATTCCAATAGGATTTGTTAATCCTACAAATCCTTTCTTTAAAATTGGAAGTAAGCCACCCATTTTTCCAACTTTGGTTATCGCTTTCCCAATAACTGTGGTAAATGGACCGAATACTTTCATTAGTGTTCCTAGCGCTATACTTATAGGGCCTATTGCTACTGCTAAACCACTAAATAATCCAACCATCTTTTTGACAGGTGGGTCTAGTCCGCTAAACCATTTAATCAATTCGCTTACTTTTGATGCAACTGCTTCAAAAGCATTTTCTATCTTGCTTTGAATTTGTGGCATGTTAGCAAGTACCCAATCAAGGAACTTTTGAAGGTATGGTAAAACCGCTAATCCAATTTCACGACCAACTGCACCTAAAGCACGCTTCGCACTATCCATGGAATCCTGAAATTTAACTGATGCTTGAATCTGATCCTCAGACATAACAATACCTAATTCTTGCGCTTTCGTTTTAGCCTCTTCTATTGATAACGCACCATCTTCTAAAGCAGGCAATAATTGACGTGCCATTCTTGTGCCAAATAATTCCGTTGCTAAACCTGCTCTTTCTTGTCCATTTTCCATTTCCGATAAACTCTGAATGGATTGTGCAAACGCATCTTCGGTACTTAATGTTCCATTTTCGACATCTTCTAGGTTAATCCCTAGTGCCTCAAGAGCACTTGCATATTTTTCGTTGCCCTGAACCGCTAATCCCATTCGTTGGTTTAATCGACCAACTGCTTTTTCCATTTGTTCTTGGCTTAGACCATTTTGAGATGCCCAATAGTCCATCTCTTGATAAAATTTAGTTGATACGCCCATTTGTTGAGAATGCTTGTGAATGTGATCAGCATTACCTGTGATCTTGCTTGTTAGAGCAAGCAGTGAACCACCTAAGGCTACAGCTGCCCCACCTACAATGGCAGACATTTTTGTCCATTTTTTCCCGAATCCCTGAACCTTGCCACCCAGATCGGAAATGCGTTGTCCTTGTCTTTGGAATGTGTCTCCTGCTTTCAGCCAACCTTTTGACATTCCTTGCGTTGCTTGTTCTGAACTTTTTTTCAAGCCACTAAAGTCTTTCTTCATGTCATTTACAACAGCTTTTACTCCACTTGAATTAGCAACAAAAGAAGCCATTAACTCTCTTACATTAGCCAAACTCTTACCTCCCTTCTGTTATTTATTTTGTTTGTCTTATTCTTCAAAATCCCACTTATAAACTTTTTTTAGCTTTGGTTTCTTAGGTTGTTTTGGCATTAACATATCTTCAAATTCTTTCTTCGCCTTTAAAAATTTCTTATCTGGCTTACCATAGGCAGGTTGAGAAAAGACATTTGATAAATAATTAATCCACATCTCTATTTGTTTCTTTTCATCTTCCTGCTTTTCTTTTTCAAGTGTCATATCCATATATTTTAATAATTCAACCGCAGGACTATTCACAACCTCTTTGCGACCGCCTAATTGCTTAGATAATTTATAAATAAATGCTTCCTCTAGGCTTGCATTGTTTCCGCTTGTTGTGCCTGATTCCGTCTGATCTTGAATACATTCGTTAGTTTTTTGGTTGTGGCTAAAGACTTTTTTGCTCGGTTCACCAACTTTTGAATGTCATTTACTTCAATCACTGCATCATAAATATCAAATACATCAACTGACTTTTGCGCCATTAAAGTGTCATACTCAACATCAGATAAGATAGCCAACAACTCAAAAGCTTTATTAGGTATGTTTACTAGAAGAACATCAAACGCACCTAACAAGGATTGCATGATTCTATTTCCTGATTCTTCTTGTAACTGTTCTTCTGTTTTATCTCCTTGTTCTTCTTCGCTTGTTTCTTGTGCACTATCAAATATTTCAACTAACAAGTTCCTTAGGTTTTCGTCTTGTTCAGCAATCTTTAAAATATCGTTCACTACCACCATTGCTTTTGATATTTGCCATAGGCTTACTTCTTCAACCTCATGTTGAATTGTTTCTACTGTATTGTCCTCTTTAACTTTTAAATTTACTTTCATTGATTAATCCTCCTGAAATTGTGATAAAAGAAAAAAGAGCAGGGATTTCCCTACTCTTTATGATTATTACTCTGTTCCTCCACTTCCATCATCAGCGATTAATTCTTTTAGCTTAGTAACTTCTTCCTCGGTGAATTGTGGTTCTGCATCTTTACCATCTGCACCGTCTTTTCCTGCTGGACCTGTGTCACCAGTGTCGCCTTTAGGACCTTTTAAAGATGCAAGCCATTCTTCTTCTGTGCCTTCAAAACCGTTGTCAACTGCCACTTGATATGCCGATTTACCATCTTTTCCATCAGCCCCTGGGTCTCCCTTTTCACCATCTTTCCCATCAGTTCCGGGGTCTCCTTTTTCCCCTTTATCCCCTTTTAAATTAGATTCTTTACTCCATTTATCATTAGATTTTTTATATAAATCTCCGTTCGTTGCGTTTAAATAAACATCTCCATTTTTACCTGCATCTGCACTTGGTTCACCTTCTGCAACTAAAAATTCCATGCCTGAACCACCTCCTGCTATTCCTACAACTGGCAAAGGATTATCGACTGAAATTTCTACTGGGTTTCCATCTTTATCATAAAATTGTGGCAATCCCATTGTAGAACCAAGAATTTTCGTATACAGCACGTCTTTATCTACTTCTGCCATTCTATAAACCCTCCTTTGAAAATAATATTAATTTTAATTATGATAACGCTATCCAATCATTCCCCGATTATGCTAGCTAATCCTATTTGAAGTGACTGAATAGCGTTTATTGGTTTGGGGTTTCTTCGCCTCCGTCATTGCCACCATCTCCACCATCATTGCCATCATCTGCATTAGGGTCAACTCCACCACGATAGAAAAAGTTACCTTCTTTTGCTGCATCAAATCCTTCACGTGGTGCCATAGCAAGAGTGATTGGAACATTACCTTGTTCGCCAGAAAATTCTCTTTCAAATCCTTCTGTTGATGATGCATTATAAATGACCCAATCCCTACTTTTCTCACTTTCCGGAAGTGATCTAGGATGAATTGTCACTTTATATCCTTTAGGTTTAGAGCCAATAGGCGCATCTGTAACTCCACCGCCTTCAACTTCTACGGTTGATGCAAGTGCAACGTCTAAAATCTTTGCATCCTCCTGACCTGCGGAAATGGTAATTTCACCTTCCCAGCCCGATAATCGTCTTTCAACTACCGTTTCTCCAAAATCAATAAAAGTAAATTCAGTATAAGAAGGTGTCAGATTTAAAGAACCACCTTCTGCTTGAAGATATTCCTTTCCATCAAATCTGATTATATCTCCCGATTCATTATCTTCTAGCGTTATAGTCGCCGCTCCGAATACATATTCTTTATCTTGTTCCATTTGTCGTTTCCTCCTTTGATTCTATTAAATCAACGTCAAAATTGACGCTATATTCCATAACCCCTTTATTCACACCAACACGCAAAATGTCACTACTGGCAGTTATCAGGAAAACATGATAACGCTTATCTAAAAGCGTTATACCATCCCTTTTATAACTTGTAGTGACATTAAAATTTTCTTTTTTATGAAGTATATCGAATACCTTATGAGCAAGTGTTTCAGCGTAATCCCAATCACTAGATCTAATATAGACCTGATAAGAAGGATATCTATAATTGGTATCATATTTATCGGGCTTTGAACCACCTGTTGAATAAACCGTACCGGTATGATCATCAGCAGTTCTATAATTAATTGACCAATTTAAGTCAGGTATTTCCTTTTCTAGGATTCTCATTAAAGGCTTCTGAATCATAATTTATCACTTAGTATTCGCTCTAATATCCTTATATTCATGATGTCATAATCTTCTTCAATCGCTCTTACTGCATTTTCCAGATACTTCTGTCCTGGGGCATAACCTCTCCACGAAGGTTTATTTGCAGTTCCTTCACCAATTCCGGGTTCTTCGTGCCTTCTTAACGCATATTCGACATTAGTTCCACCTCTAACAATGATTTCATCTCCATTTTTAACCGCTTGATCAAAGTTGATAGAATCCTCCAATGTACCTTCGTCGTGGTGTACTAATGCCTTCGCACCTTCTTCTGCAAGCAAACCAAACTTCGAGTATTCTTCTAGGATGATATTATCTGTTTGATCTGATATTTTTTGTAACTGTTCAATGAATTCATCCAACCCATCCCATTCAATCTTAAAAACCTCTTTAGCCATTTGCAAACACCGTCCGATAATGAACTTTATCCCCTAATAGATTTATGATCTCTTCTGTCGATTCGACTATTCCGTTTCCTTCTTTGCCACTCACAGTAGTATAAGTAACTTCTGTACCATCTTTGAGTTCAACGTTTGCAGGTAAATCAATCTCCACATTAACTTGACGCTCTTTTCCATCTTTGTCAATAATTACATTTGACCTCAATTGAACTCTCGCTTTTGACTTAACCTCTTTTGTAACAGGTCTACCATAATCATCAGTTATAGGTTCCCCATTATCATCCAACACAGGCACATGTGCGGTTATTTCGCTTTTCATAGGCGGTCTCATATTAAACTTCCTGTTTTCCCTGTACTATTAGGTCTTAAAATATCTAAAACGGCAGGAGCAATTAAACTACTTCCACCATTGCTACTACTATTACTGTTGTTTTTTTGAAAGGAAACAGATACCCCTTTTACGCTATACGAAGCTATGCCTTGTTTTCTCAACTTGTCAAAGCCTTCATCCTCCCCATCAAGCATATAAAGGATTTGTAAAGCTATAATTCTATCGGTAATCATATTTTCTTTAAAATATCCTTTTAGTAATTCATGGGCAGTGAAAATAATTTTATCCTTTTCTGTATCATCTAATTCCATAAATGATTCGTTACCGTACATTTTATCTATATACTTTTTCACTTTTTCAATCATAACTGATCACATCTTTTCTCTTATAAAATTAAAAGAAAAAGAGTGCCTATAATTTAGACACTCAACAATACAATAGATTGTGGTTTTTGAAGTCCCGGAAAACATGCTTCGCCTACTGTAATAATTTGACGTGGTGGGTTAGTTAGAATTTGTGGCTCAACAAACTTACCAGGTTCATAATTCGTTTCAACAAGTGGTCCTACAAAAGTTTTTCCTAAATCAGCACCAATGAGTGCAACTGTATCATCAGCTAACAACTGCTGCTCTCCGTCATTTGTATTTACAACATCATCATTAACTTGGTAAGGTGGAAGGCTCAATGCGGTAAAAACATTTTGAAGATCATCTTTTGTCAAAAGACGTTTTCCTGCGTTTTCGCCATAAACCTGTGTGCGTACTTGTTCATTTTTCAATAAATTAGCTTCAGTTGCACTTGTCATATGCATTACAACCGGCTTTCTGCGTTGGTTTTCCTTCTTATACTGTTCAACTGCTTTTTGAATATCTTCTAATGGTGTAGATGCAGCATCACTCCAAACCTTTTCAGCTTTGATACGATTTGCTTTAGGGATTCCAAAATCAGCGTCTATATGCATATCGTTTTCCTTATCTGCATATTTCAACTTTCCAGTATACACAACCTGTGCTCTTAAAAATTCTTCTGCATCATCAACCCCCATCACAAGGTCATCTGTTGTATCGTATACATAATCAATTACTTTTGCTTTCTCTTGATCTGTTCTTGGTCTGTTAAATGCAAGAAGTTGTTTTTCGTCTAATTGACTTTGATGTTGTATTTTTGCAACCTCCGCAAAAGCTTGTTTAAAATCCTTAGTGTCACGCAAAGGGGCACTAGCATTCCATCCTGTCAGACTCGCCATTTGTGCATAGTGACCTTCAATCACGTTATATGCAAAGTTAATATCAAATACTGGCTCTTGTGGCATGATATCTCTCAATAAATATTTTCTTTGAAGTGGTACTGTTTGAACATATCCTGTTAGTTGCTCTTTTTGAAATTCATCTAAATGTAGTGGCATCTATATCTCTCCTTTTATCCTTTAATTGTTTCTTATACGTCAAAACGTAGGTAGCCTTTTACTTCTTCTTTAAAACCTTTTGTTACGCCTGTGCATTTGTTTTCTAGCGGATGCCCTGCAATGACTAATCCAACAATGGCATTTCCGCCGTTAACGATTTTAATGTCATGCGCTGTTAATCCTGCACCTTCTCTATTTGTATCAGGTTCTTCATTCTCTCCACCATCTGATGGGTCTTTCCATGGAACATAAAGTCCAGTATCGGCATCTTTATAAACTGCAGTTCCTGCTTTTACATACTCACCATCTGTAAACTTTGAGCCATCTAGTGTTGCCCCTGCTGTTTTGTGTTCTAGTCCTACGGTGTTACGTAAGAATTCCTTTTTCCCAGCAACCTTTTGAATAGTCGGTTGTAAATTCATAATTATTTATCCTCCTTTTTATGTCGTTCTAGTGCCTTTCGTCTCCCGGCTTCCATTGGATCCATCTTCTTTTTCTTGTTTCCTTTTCGACGTGAACCAGGAACGTATGTCATTTTTCTTTTTTTCTTTTCTGGTTCTTCCTCGTCATCGTCATCATCATCTTCTTCAGTTGCACCAAGATATTCCGGAAATTCTTCTTCCAATTCCTCGAACAAATCGTCAAGGTTTTCTGGTTCGCCATCATCATCTAATTCAATATCATCCACGTTGATCAGACGTGCCAGTAACTTTGGATTCACTTGGTTATCAATGGCATATTCCTTGACCATTGCACGCTTTTCCTTACGTTCAGCGCGTTCGATACGTTTTTCTTTCTCGGACAGTTGGCTTTTAAGTGTTTCAACTTCGTCCTCATCATCTTTGTCCTGTTTCTCTTTCTTTTTATCTGCCTGTTCTTTGAGTCGGCGATACTCGTCTGGATCCACGTCCTTATATTTTTTCATGCGCTTAGATAACTGTTCCTTCATCTTCTTTTGATATTGCTTTTTAAACTCTTTATCTTTGAGCAACTCATCTAAGTCAGGAACATCCTCATCATCTTCCGTATCGTCATTGTCATCTGCATCATCTTCGTCGTCAGAGCTATCACCTTCGTCAGCAAAGAATTGCAAATCCAATTTCAACGGCTTTACTTCCTCTTTCTCTATCGTGGAAAGGTCACGCTCAAATAATGATATTAACCATGTAATAAATTGTTTTAACATTTTTATATCCTTTCTCTGCTAAGGCGCAGGAACCATTACTCATATAGCTTTTTATGCCTTCAATATGGTTTGGGCAAAATAAAAAGCACCCTTATAGGATGCTTATCCACTCATTTTCTGAACCTCACTACGATACTTGCTTTGCATCTTTTTGAAGTTATCGCTATTCGACCTCTTTGATCTCCTGAATCCACCAAGCGTTTTAGGGGCATCATCCCCCAGAACCGCTTTATAACGTGCATATTGTTTCTTTTCTTCATTACGTTTTCTGTTGTTTTTTTGCTTATCTGCATAGGCTTGTTTGTGTTCTTCGCTTCTGGTATCTTTATTCGGGTCAAAGTCCATTGATTTCTGTTTTTCCTTGTTAATCTCAATTCCATCCTTGTACTGATCCACATAAGCAATTACACTACAATGGCAGTTCGGATGAAAAGGCGGTGTTTCGTCTGCCCCTAACTGTGTAAATCCTTCCGTTTCTCCCGTTAGACTGAATACAATATCACGATATGGGGCGCACTCCTCACATGTGGGCGTGTTCCCTGTTATCTTGATTAATTCAACATCATTTTCCTGATATCTATTTATAACACCTTGTGTATTAGCCATCTTCATATTTGTTCTGGTGACAACCTGACTATAAAAATCTAATGGCAATGATTTGCCATTTATGGTTGTGAAAGCATGCATTCCCTGCTTAGCAAACGATTCGGCAACCCTTTTTGTTATTTCCTTCCGAGGATTACCGCTAATGATTCCACTTTGTATATCACTTTTGACAGAATCCAATACATTTCCAATGGCTTTATTAGCACTATTCCTAGCAGTCCTGATAGCTGCTTTTAAATCCATCATGGTATTATCTGTTAATTCGGCTACCGCCTGCATATGAACATGAGTTGCAAACGCAGACGTAACCTCTCCACCAGATGAAATACTCGCTGATACACCATACTTAGGGTCAATACCTGCATCAACTAATGCCTTTGAACCTTCATCAACCCCACCAAAATAAGAAAATAAAATGTCCTGAGGGATAACATCATCAATATCTAAATCTAACCTCTTGAACATATCATTGATTGTTGCAAGTGCTCTATTTGCTTGTTCTTCATTCAATAGATCGGTATTAAGAAGTTTGTCTAATATTTCAATTCTCATGGTTTTTATAACTTCAATGAGTTGTTCGCTTTTCATTCTTTATCATCCTGATCGTCTTTTTCCTTTTGTATCGGATTCCCTTGATCATCCCTGTTACCCATAAAATTTTGCAATGTCTGCCTTCCCCGTAACAGACTAAATGAGTCGTCACTACTCTGCTCCGCCTCAACTCTTTCAAGTTCTTCGTAAACCCATTCTTCGCTAGCATTAGGGTTATTCCTTCTGATTGTCGTTTCAAGCGATTGCGTACCTTCTGTGTAGCCTTTATTATTTTCCTCAATCAATTCTTTACGACTAATGGGAATCATTGAATTAAGTTGCACGTCTGGTTCTTCTATAACAACCATTGGATCATTATAATTTGCAAGCCATAGAGCGCTTTCGATTAAGTGTTTCAGAAAATGAATATATTCCCCTTGTATCTGTTCCGCTTTTAAAAGGGATGTGAATAAATCATAAAACTTAGCAACTCCACTTTGAGCCGCGCCTGCTCCACTATCCATATAGAAGTCTACAACCTTCTCGGATGTTTGGGTTTCCATTAGCATGAGTTTGACTAAATCCTTCACCCATTGGATATCACCAATCTTTGTTATATCGATCTGTATGACTTCCATCGCCTTGCCATTTTCGTCATAAGTTGTTACTTCTAAATCCCTATGATCGATCTTACCCTCATCTCCGTATCTTTCGTGCGCTTTTTCCTGCAATGCCTGCATGATCTCTTTTGATACGGCGATCCTAGGCTTTCCATTACGTTCAAAAGTTATAGCATTACGTGTTAAGGTCCAATTGATCTCATCTTGTTTTCCTTCTTGGTTCTTTAAGCATGAAGTTCCTAGTGGATGCATAAACGTTTTATTGTTTGGCCAATAAATAATAAAAGGTCTACCTCTACCTTGGTACACCTTTTCTAATTGATTCATGCCTAGCAACTCTTTGGCTTCATCATCTTCAATTTCTTCTGTTTTGCGCTGATCATTTAATCTGTAAAGAATATGTCTGGTATAAAGGTCACCACTTACCACTTGTTCTCGATAAACATGCAAGTATTCTTCCTCATCAATTTCAATTTCATATGCTAGGTCAGCGCCTAATCCATCTTCATGAGGATAATACACATCACGTGCTTTAAATTCTAGTCTTAGTCCTCTTTCATCTAACCAAGGCACACCAACTAACCCACCGTCCACTTGGTGCTGGAGGATATTGCCCCAGTGTTCAAATGCTAGATTGCTATTTTTCTGAATCTGATCAATAAGTTCCTGCTGCACATGGATGATCTTGCTTATCTCGTCTCTTGGCTCATCCACGATTTCATCTGTACTTGCATTTATCTCCTCTGCTTGAAAGTCATCTTGCGATAAGGACGACTGTATATTGCCAATAGAGCGACTTACAAGCATGGCCGGTATCTCAGGTATTAATTTACTTATATTCGCTACTATGTACGGCGTTTGCACATTTTGAGCGTGCTGTGAACCATACATAATGTTGTCTGTGATTTCGCCTTTTTCAATTAGGTTTCTGGCACGTGGAAATATGTTAGAGTGCTCCCCTTCATAAAGATCACGATAAAAGAATATCTTATCATGTATTGCTTCGATTACTGACTTATCGAACTTTTCCCATGTTGGCATTAGTTCACCCTCTTTCTACCATACGTTTATACTGCTTATGGTTGCTTTCCTGTTTTCTGTAATCAATTCGCAAATCCCCGTCGTAGCGTCGGCTGCATCATCGTGTTTGTTCTTTCCTTCTTTTTGGTAACTGTTCATTGCCTTGTAGTATTCTGGCCATTTGTCTTTCCAGTTATCGGGTAAATAAAAATGATTCATCACAAAAGAAGAATTTGACAGGATTCTAGCTTGTTTGTTCTTGCTTTGGTGAAACCATTTAACCATTGTTTTACGTGTTTTATATTTATCCCACATGATCTTTTCTACTGTCCTAGCAAATCCGCGCCCGCCATTGTTAGATTCTATATAAGCTTCGTTTACCTCGTTCTTAACAAGTAGTTCTGCGGTTTGTGGCTCCGTAACTTCCATGCTATCTTTTGTGTAGAGGACATCTAATGCGTATAACTCACTATCAAATGTTTCTCCTGCGACAATAGAACATAAGTAGTCACTCCCGGTATCAGCAGTGTCAGTGTAATTCAATATTCTTCTAAAATTTTTCTTTGGTAATTCTGTGTAGGTTTTAAATGAGGTGTATAATTTTCCTTTGATATCAATAGGATTCTGGTTATAGTTAGCTTCTGCAATCTCTATCCCCATTGCCTTTGTCTTACGTTCATATTCTTCCTTGCTTAGTATTTCCTCACATAACATTTCGCCATTTTCCATAGCCTTCATGTTTATGTGTTTCATTTTATATCCAAGATCGGGCAATTCGCTTAATGCCCTGCCTGCCAAGTCATTGCTATTCCATCTAGTCATTATGATGATAATCTTACCGCCTGTTTCCAATCGGGATAGCATTGTGTTAACAAACCATTCCCAATGGGATTCAAGTATTCTTTCGTTGTATGCTTCCTCGGCGTTCTTTATTAAGTCATCAATAATAATATAGTCTGCTCCAAAACCTGTGGCTGTACCTGTTGGACTTGTCGCTAGATAATTATTATATCCACCTTCAAGTGACCATAAATTCATAGCGCCATCACCATGTTTAATACGGGTATGCGGAAATATATCTGAATAAACAACTTTATCTTCTTGTGCTTTAAGTTCCTGGATTGTGTTACGAACGTTTTTAGAAAACATAGTTGATAATGTTTCGTTGTAAGAACCTGTCATAATCTTTAATTTTGGATTGCTTCCTAATAACCATTCAACAAACTTTCCTGCTGTACGTGACTTACCAAATCTTGGTGGAATATTGATCACCAGCACATCATCATCTGAATAGGAAAAATCCTGCATATCATTCGCTAGATCAATAAGGAATTGCCTATCTCTTTTATAGAAGTCTCCTGCTGTTAGGTTACAGTAATCAAAGAATTCACGCCTTGCTAATTCCATTTTTGCACCTACAGAGATACTAACCATCTTTATTGGCCAACTTTCTTAGTTCTTCTGTTGTTAGGTCAGCGAATGGGTTGTTTACTTCCATGTTGCCACTATGTTCAATATCTTGCTTATCTCTCCAAATACAAGGCTTTCTATTCTTCAGCCAGAATATCTGCGCTGTAGTGTCCGGCTGAACCTCTTTTGTGACGACCTTAGTGACTTCTCCGAATTCTTCTGTCGCTTCTTTGTATTTATAACCCAGCGCACGTTTAAGCAGCGCATTTTCAACCTCACGATCAACTACCTCTTTCCCCCTTTTTAAGGCCTCTGTTATCTCCGGGTACTTGTTTTTCCAATCATATAAGGTGGAGGCAGCGATACCCATGTTTTTTGCTATTTGCTCATCTGTTAACCCATCTCTTGCCCAACCTTCAATTTTTATTAATCCTTCATCTGTTAACCATTCATGAAATTTCCCACGTTTTGTTTTCCTTTTCTTACTCATGGTATACCACCACCTCTCTATGTATTTTAGGTATTAAAAACGCCTACCCCTGTCGGATAAACGTTTTTAAAAACTATATAGCTCCGTTATTTCTTAAGTTTGTCATGATTTGAGGATTATCGTTCTCAACGCTGTAAAAATAAACTTCATCTACATGATTTTCGATATCCCAATTCTTTATTCCCCATTCATTTGTAGTTATTAATATTATTTTGCTTGATCCACTTTTGTTTAGATCATGTAAGAGCGCCTTATACCTTTTAGGATCATCGAGCGCCATTTGAACAGGGTGGAATAACGTGAAAGTATTCTCATTACCTCCAGGGTTGTTAGCCGTATGTGTTGCATAACTATTAATATTAATCGTCATTTTCCCCAGTGCATAGTTAGTTGTTGATTTAATATTACGGGGCAACTGCTGATTTTTAAAAGAACGATTAATATGATCTGCAATGTCCGACATGGAACTTGTTCTTATAATACCCTTACCAAACACTTTATTTAAGCAAGATAGAACTACTTTCACCTTAGCATCATTGTCATAGCCTTTTACCAACAACGTTCGTTTGGTTGGGTCATTTAAGAAATTCAATACGGTCTCAACAGCCGCTTTTGCATCGTTCAAAATCATTCACCTCCTTTGTCTACATCATACAACAAAGGCGGGCCATTTTCCTGTAACTTCCTTCATTTTGCGTTCGCAAACTTTAACTGTTCCGTCATATGAAATGCACTACTACTAACCACGTTGAACAATTCGTTGTCCTTAAAGAAAGCTACTACCATGCAATCATCTATATCAGCAATTGCCTGCCAAGTGATCATGATCTCACTCCCTGTGCTAACAGCATGTTGGAAAGTAAAAAAGCACCTCTTTAGAGATGCCCATCGAAACATTAATTCATTGTAAACCTATCAGTTGCTTTAATTGCATAATGGCACACTCTTTCACTACACTGAACGGAACATTACCTAATTCAAGACCTTTAGCCTTTACCCCTTCTTTGGTTTTATTCCACACACTCTCATTTGAAATGGCATCCAAGTAATCATTCCCTTGCCACGTAAGTGTGGGGCTTCTATATAAAAGCATACCACCCTTATATTTACTTTCCTTATACTCAATAAGACCAGCTTGTCTCATAATTCTTAAGTGGTAAATATATTCTTTGTCTCTTTCATCATGAAGTGATGCTTTTACATCTCCTTTACCTTCAGAAAAATCAAAGAGCATCTTTCGGACTAACTCCATATCCCTTTTCATAGAACCCCCTCCAGATATTGATATTTCAATAATATCATATAAACCAGAAAGGGTGCATCAGCCAGGGAACTTTGCCTAGCCGACCTGCCTTCCATTCTACACTATGCATTTTCACCCTGTCATTTCTTGGGAAAAGTGTGCAAAGTGTGCAATCTTGTACACTACCGCTTCCTTAATGTTGTATATGTGCCTTCTCGACAATCCCATATGCTTACTAATAGCGATCATACTCATCCCATCAAGCATACATTCCAAGACTGCTTTTTCCCGTTCATCCTGAATGATATTCATGCGTTCTTGGATATACAGCACCTTATTTTCTAGCTTGATAACCCATTTGCTGGCCTTATCCCTACGAATAACTTCTTGGGCCACCGGATCCCCAGGCTCTCCCTGTGCTTTTGGCATAACAGATTCTATACCACCCTGAGCAACAAGGTTCCCGCCATCATAACCCATCAGACTGCGCTGCCTTTTAATCTCATTCAACATCCAGTTATAGTCTCTCAGTGCGTTTTCTATCTGCTTTTCGTTCATTCCATCCAGCCCCCTCATTTGCTAGATACTCAAAATATTTGCTTGGTTTAATAGGACTGATCGCCCCTGTGCGCTTATCTTTTCTATACCTGCTTATTTTCCATATAATCTTTAGAGCCATAAAACAGTCACCAAAAACGCTAAAATACTTGCCATACATACAGATGAAAAATTTATTTTTAAATCTATATCCTCATCCGAAAATAACGCCATGAAGCTAACTATCATAATGATTAATAATATTATTTGAAATGCTATTACCATGTGTTTCCCTCCCTCAAAATAAAAAGGACACCAAACAACGCTTATTGCGTCATTCAGTGTCCTCCAGTTGGCTGGTAGAACTAAGATCAATGTTAATTTACTTTATTCAATTGCAGTTCATTAACTGTAAATACCTTATTTTCTTTTTGACGGTTAGTAATAAAAAATTCTTCTTCTATGCCCGTCAAAATGGTTAGAAAGCTCTGATCTACTTTTAATTCATTTATCAGCTCCGAGACTGAATACAAACCTTCGTCAAAGAGTAATTGCAAGATACTTTTTATCTTTGTAGGCCGTTCAATGGGGATTTGATTATCTAATGGCTCGCTAACTTTATACCCCTTTTTATTGATTACAATATAGAAATACCTGTACTTTTGATAATCTATAATCCCCAATTTAAAGGCTCTAATAGCAATAGCCTGTAGTGAAACTAGCCATTTTTGTTTAATATCAATATAGGAGTCAGGGTTAGATTTTTTCGATATATTCCTACAGTCTTCCAAAAATTGCTTTTCCGGCAAAAGGAATTCCGACGCAAAAAAATTAGCTTCATCTTCAAGTGTTCTATAATTTCTTTTATCCTGCATTGTAAACTCTACTTTATAATGCAACATAAGATGACCTAGTTCATGAGCTAAGTCAAAATTCCTTCTAACTGCTGACTTTTTTATTGATCCTAAAATAATAAATGCCCTATCATCTTCGCTCCACAAACTATACGCATCAATGGTTTCACCAATCTCTTTTTCGAAAACAAATGCTCCTGATTTTTCTAATAAGAAGAGCAAATTCTTATTGGAATGATTATCTAACCCTATATTTTGACGAACTAATTTAGCAATATTTTTAATTTGAGTGTTTCTATCCATGTCTGAATTATTTTGCATAAACTTTATTGCATCATTTCTCAGTTCCAAAAGAATATTCCTAGGATAATTAATCTTACCCTCTATTTTATTTAAGAAAGCATCAAGAAACCTTACATGCATTGACTCACTTTGAGATTTATTTAGTGAATTAATCGTCTCAGACCGATACGCTATTTTATCCACTTGTATATTTTGCATTCCAATTTCATCTAATATATCATTATTTAAAAAATATGATGATTTAACATGAAAAACTGCTTTTAGTTTATTGACTACTTCTAACTTTGGAGAAACAAACTCATTTTCGTATTGCCATATAGCCTGTTCAGTAACATTGATTTTCTCTGCCAACTGTTTTCTACTCAAATTATTGAGTATTCTAATATTGGTCAAGCTTTTACCTTTAAACACAGGCTATAACCTCCTTATTTCTTAACTTCCCTTATTTTGCTCCTTGGTTTCCTTATTTATACCAATATCAAATCTATACGCATCATAATTAGTATTAGCATCCGCCTCGTTTGATAGTACTTCTTTTAACTCATCATCAATGTGAATGCTTTCAGGTTTAATATATGGTGTTAGTTCATCGATTAAATAGGCTTTATTATCAGAAGGACTTGGCATGAACAGAGAAATTTTGGAGATCAACTGACCCTCATCAATTTCATATGTGACTATATAAAAAAGATCATAATTTGATTCAATCTTGGCTATCTCCAAATTATCTTCTTCGCTGAGAAGATTATCTTCAAAAAGATCCAATTGGACGGAGTTATTCGACGTGTGAGTTTTTATATTGGAAAAATCTATATCTGAATTAATCCTTATCAAATCTTCCATATAAGATATTTTGCCATTCCTTATACGGCCATTAACGTCTCTTCCACGATCCACTTGTTCCTCATGAAAATACCGCGCATTTTTAATAATAAATAGTATTTTTTCATCATGATGTTGAAATTGTAAATATTGCCATGTTAATCCAGCCTTAGCTAGCTTACTTTCAACCCCTGAAGGTTCGCAAGCTCTAGCCACGTGATCATCAATATGATTGCCTTTAACCCAAGCATAAGCACCACTTACCTTCATTTTCCTTGACTTTTCTCTTCGAATTTCAAGGTACTCCCGGTATCCCTCCATTAAGCCATCGACTATATTTTGATTTAATTCTGTAGATAATTTAAAATCCCCCATAAGTATAATACCCCTCCATATCATCCCTAATAATATATCAATAAGTCCATTCTATTAAAGAATATATGATTTGTATATACTTTTTTTAAAGTTTAAAAACCAATTCAAAACTCTTCCCCTTCTTCCCTCCGCATCCGTTTCACCTTCCCTTGATGTGTAACAATTTTATATTCCCCAAACGGTGGCAGCTCCCTCAATTTAGCTTTGCCGTCGCAGATAACTACCACACAACTGGAAGGTATATCCATTATATCAAGTTCTAGCTTATTTGCTCCCTCATTTATACTTAAATCCTTTATGTTTTGCTTCATTGCTAGATTCACTCCTTAGATTCTAGTTCTGCTATCTTCTTGCTGCATTTGGCCAAATAATAAAGAGCGTATGGATTATTTGTTGGAACTTTATTTTCTATATTTGCTTTAAGGGTATAAGGATCGGAGTCGAGTGCGTTATCTAACTCCTGTTTCCACTCTTTTAATCTTTTTTGGATTAATTCGATGTTAAATATCAATTTTTTCGCGCGCTTTTTCCTCTGCCTTTTATTCATTCCGCATGCTCCTTATGCTCCTTCTCTAGCTTTTGGCTCATAATAAACACATCATCAACCAACATTGCATTTTCTTCCTGTAACGCATCGATTTTATTTTCCTGTTCTTCAATTGTTCGAGTAGCACTCTGATACTGAATCGATATAACAATCAGCAAAGTAATAATTCCTGCAGCAACTAAACCGCTTGTGATATACCGTGTCTTTTTCAAGGAATCCCTCCTAAAACAATTTTTGCTGTTGTTCCTCTCCGAACACTTCAACAAAGGATTGGTGCATTTTCTTTAATAAGTCACCGTAGTATCTTTTAGGTATGTGGCACTTGTCCCCGTCATCCCCAAATAACTGGACAAAATCATATTCATACAGATCGTCAATAGACGAACAAAATCCCGGTTTTGGATTAAAGTTTTCTCCGTCGAAATATCCTCTGTATAAGACTGATGGACTTTTACAATTGTTTATTGTGTCGTTTTTGTTAAATGCAAATACAAAAATTCTATTTTCCATTACCTATACCGCCAAACAGGATATATATTGTTTTGTTATTGCTCACTTAACCTCCCACCCCTTTCCTGTCTTTTTAGCGATAACCAGCTCTTTACCGGACTGGATCTCAAATAATTTCCTTCGTAATGTAAAATCCCTAGATGCATGGCCTTTAACGTCCACGATTTCCTCATGCCCATCAATGTAAGTCACTTTAAAATCTGCTGTATACTTCGCTCCTTGTTTAGTTCGCTTTCCTGCACCCCTGCATAAAGTGCATTTATTGAAGTTTCCAGTGCGTTTGTTGAATACTTGACCCTTTCCATCACATCTGCCACATTCGACCTTGTACGGGGCTATAATTGTGTATTCTGGCTGTAATTCTATGTCTTTGACTAACTTGTCATTTTTGAGAATAAGATAATACTCATACTCACTTTTGGAATCGAACTCGATGCCTTGGAACATAATTTTTCTTGCGTTGTATTTATTGCGCTTTTTTCGCAATCAATTCACCTTCCTATAAATCGCTTCATAAAAGCTGCTTGTATCTGTATCTTGATATTCATACCTTCGATCTTTGTCTAAGCTAAAATGCTTGAAATAACTGTCTGTTCTTCTAATAGGTCTAATGCATTCCCATCCTTGAGCTTCTTTTTCTTGGCAAAGTGTCAGCAACTTTCTAAGATTCTTATGACGTAGTCTGCTTGTTGGTCTAATCATTAAACCCCTCCGCAAATTTATTTTTCTCCGTAATGTGAACCCACTCTAACGTATATAAAGAGCAATCCTCCAATTCTCTACCATCGATAGTTTTATAGATTTCGAGATTGTGAAGTTGTCTGATTAAAAAGTTCCTACGTTGCGTGATTTCGGTTTGCCTTAGATTTTCGCGCAGGATTTTCAATAGTTATTCGCCTGCCTTTCATGATTCACCTTGTTTTTATCAAGGTAAGCTTCATAAATCTGATCAAGAGTAAATCCGAAACCGTTTATGCCGATATTCAAGAACATAATCCATGCTGTTCTGAACCAATATTGTTTAGCGGGGAACCCGAATTCTGATTTCCATTTTTGGCTAAATTCTTCGTTTGGATTCTCAAAATATGATTTGTTGAGGAAATATGTCATTTCCAAATACCAACCTGTCAGATCCCCATCAAATTCGTCTGGATCCAATTGTTCTTCGTATATATAAAGTTCATCTTCCCAGCCCTTTTGAATTGCAATGGATAAGAAGAAGTGTAGCGAGTCAACGAATTCTTCTAGTAGTTTCTTAGGCTCTTTTCTCTTAAAGTGAGGATAATCCTCAAAGTTCAGAATATGTTCCCCTGTTGATCCTGCATAATCATCCTTTGTCATATCCCAACAAGGTTTACACATTGAAGCATTATCCCCCATGAATGGGCTTGGTCTAGTGTAATCAACAAATTCCTCACAATAATCACATTTTTCTTGTTCTACAGTCGGAGTTTGTCTAGTACTCCAATGTTTAAACCACTTTGCTTCATTAGCGAATTCCGCTAGTTCGACTTGCAAAGCTACGAAAGTATTTGGAACTAAATCCTTACCTTGCAAGCTTTTTTCTTCTTTAATTCTAGTATCTAATGCTTTTTGCATTTCTAATAACTTTTGTAAGTCCATTATTCAATCCCCCTAAAATATTTTTCTCCAGAAAGCGCAATGATCTATTTCGCCCGTATTCAAAACCTTTTTTAAATCCTTTTTCATATCCCTCTTTGTACTTCTTTTGAAGGATCGGATTTTTAGACATTCAATTTACCTCCAATGTTTGGTGTGCTTTTTGTCTGACATAATCATCCATACTTTGAATATAATCTAGCAATTTGAAACACTCGTTTCCGTCCATAACCAAAGTTGGGTTCAAGTCGTGTTTAGTTCCTCTATTCGCAAATTCCTCCAAAGTCCGTTTGTAGCGTTGCACTGTTCGTTTTAATTCCATAAGTTCTTCTTGATCCGGAATGTCCACTTCGTATTCAATTTTCCTGAAATGCTTATCGTGCTTTTTAATTTGAATATACGGCATCAACATATCCGATTCACAGGAAGCTATGAAACTCTTTAAGTGATCCTCTCTATCTTTTTGGTTCATTCGCTTTACGAAATCTGACTGTTTTCTTGATCTGTAATTTACGCCTTTTCTAAACATCTGCCTCGCCCTCCAATGCTTCTAAAACCATTTATTTTCATCAGACTGAACATCAACTTCTAATGCTCTCAATCTAGCTAAAATGCTTATTAATTCACGTTGTGATTTTCCTGCTATATCGTAATAATTCAATTCGTTTAATTGTTCTATGATGTGATTAGTCATGAGATGCTCCTGTGTGTCAACTGCCTTCATGGATTCACATCCTTGTATTTTTGATTTGGTTTCAGCGCGCCAATTTTAATCCAAACATTGTGCCAAGCTTCTTCCATACGCATTTTTTCTACACGTTTTTTACGCCGTTTCAATGTCTTTGCTAACCGCCTCTTTCGCTTTTCTTTATTGGCCATTTACTTCTCCTCCCAAATGTTGGTTTTTAATCGGACTATGCAGTAACTTATTCCCAAGAAATTGGAGTAAATATTGTTTCTCCCTTTAATTTATCTTTGACATAAATAAAAGTCCCTTTACCTAAATCACCGAAAAGGCCATATACTTTCCAATCACAAATTTTACCTTCTGACATTTCTTCACCACTGTTGCACTCATACGGGTTAGTTGAAATGTGATTACAAGAAGGACAACGGAATTTCCTTTCACCCACTACTTGCAACATTTCCTCAACAGTTTCAAAAACCTTAACTTTATCACCCTTTATTGGAGGTTGATTAGCTTCTTGATAATAATTAATGGCACTATATGTTCTATCTTCTTCCCACGACTTCAAAATTTCTTCTTGTGATATTTCTAAAGCATTTGAGTATTCCTCTAATTTACCTCTTAGATACTTTTCAAGTTCAATTGCTCTTTGCTCCCCTATTTCTCCACTCCATGAATTACGAGCTTTTCCTTTTAACTTTTCAATAATTTGTTCCATTTTAGCTTCCTCCTTTTTTATTTCCGAAAAGCAAACGGCCTTTTTGTCTTTCTTCTTCTAGCCTGGTGAAACAAAGCAAGGAATACCTCATCCATATCTCTACGATACTTTTTAGCGATAAACTCTATTTCTGATCCTTCGTTCCACATGTTTGTGATCTCTTTTAATTGATCTACCGGGAAGGCTAGTTCTAAGTCCTCTAGGCAATAAACGTAATCGCCTGTTTTTGGTAGAATTGGGATTCGTCTACTTGTTGCTGTATTCATGCGCTCACCTTCTCCAGTGCATCTAACTTATTTAGTTTGTCTTTAATCGATTGCTGTGTTTTCTTCCAAGCTTCCTCACGATCAAAATCACAGTGGCTATCGGGGCATGGAACAAACATAATTCCCCATTCACGTTCAATATTTAATCCACCAGTTCCATTGCAAGTTTTACACATTGGTTTCATCACCTTTTTAGTTAAATTTTTCTTGTATTTCACGTTTTATTATTTCTTGTATTTCTTCTTCGTTTGGAGTAACTTCTTTAATTGTTTCTTCAATCTTCATTTCCATTTTTTTGAATAGTTCCTGATCGACATATTTTCTCGTTTTATCAGTAATCCAATGTTCTGCTCTAGTTGTTCTCGTGCCACCAGATGACGATGGACTATACTTCTCGGATAATTTACTAGAGCTTTTGCTAAACTCATAACAAGGTTCGTCTAAATAATCCTGTAAAACTCTTTTGATATACTTGTCGACCTCGCTTCTTGGAGGTTTGTTGCTGTGATATGACTGATACTCTTCTCCTACAACCGCATTTTTTAGGTAACTATCCACGACTGGCGAAATGATTTTCTTAACTTCTTCCTTAACCATCTGATGCGCTTGTTCTCTCACCATTAATTCAATTTCTTCTGAAGCGACTCTTGATACTAATTTTTCTAGTTCATAATTTAGATCATCCTTATTAATTTCCAATGCTATATTTGCTTTCACACCGAAACCCCCTCTATAACTTCATCAATCGTCACCTGATTCCGTTCAAATTCTTCGTCTGCCAATGCTTTTAAATGTTTTTTGTAACAAACAGGGCCAAAACCAAGTTCAATACTTTTCTTGTCTTTTAGTTTTCGATTGCATCTTGTACATTGCATAACTCAAAGCTCCTCGTTTACTAAAAATTACTTAATCTATAATTATTTCCGTCTATCTCCACAACGGTTGTTTCTCGATTTACAACCCTGCTGAAATTTCGCTCTCCTAGCTTTTCTCGTAAGTCATCAGGTGCAAAGTTTGAAGTATATACCGTGTGCAACCCCTGTCTGCTGTCAATAATTTCAAAGAGTTTTTCCCATGACCATTCACTTGATTTCTCTGCCCCTAGATCATCCAGCACTAAAACATCCGCACTGTTTAATATATCGATTAGATCACCCTCAGATATGTCACTGTCCTTGTTGTAACTTGTCCTGAACTTAGTTAATAGCTTAGGGACTGAGATAAATATTGCACTATGACCTTTATTAATCACGCCGTCAGTAATGGCCTTAGCTAAGTGAGATTTTCCTACCCCGTATGTTCCAGAAAACACTAGATTGATAGATTTATCTTTGTTGAAAACCTCAACGAACCTTTCAGCAATGCGTTGTGCTTTTATTTGAGATTGATTGCTAGGCTGATAGTTTTTAAAGGTTGCTTGTTGTAAGTCTTTATTTATCAATGAGTGGTTATCAAAAATCTTTTGCATCTTTTTTACTTTTAATTTATTTCGTGTTTCTAATGACTCTTTAACAAGCCTGATATCTTCACACTTACAACCTACTTTTGTCTCAATAATCTCTCCTTTTCGTGGTCCGATAGGAATTTCCATGTTGTAAACCTTAGTTTCCTTCTTGCAACCATGACACGTTTCCCATCTTAGAAAAGTCATATTTGGAATAGTCTGCTTCATAGCTTGACTGACGTGTTCCATGTTGTTTACCTCCATTAATCGCTTTTAGCGGTACTGTAACTTTTTCATTTAACCGTTCCGCTGCTTCCTCTGCACTTGTGTTCCGCATAATTCCAATCGTGTATTCTTCTTTTTTGCCGGCATGCATTTCTATATGTGATTTAAGTGCATATTCAATAACGGCAAGATCATATTTCTCCCACTTTTTCATAGTGTTGTAAATAACACTTTTAGATATTTTTCCAGTCTTTCTGGTTTCTCTAATGACATCCCAATATTTTTTATTCAATTCGTTAAAATTTTTTATAGGCGAAAATACCGGCAATAAATCTTTGATTTTTGACGTATAGTCTTTATCTTTATCTACTTCTCTTTCTTCTTCTCTTTCTTCTTCTGTTGCGTGACTGTCACGTGACGTCACATTTTTATTTTCTAAATGCTTATTTTCCCTCTCTCTTTGCCGTCTTTTTCTCTCACGATTTTGAAGGCGAATGCGCTCCATTCCTTCAATATTTTGATGTTTTTCCCAGTTGGAAATTCGAATAAAGGAACTTTCATCTATATCAATCATTCCAAATTGCTTAAACGTTTCTAAGGCCAATCTAACTGTGCTGATTGGTCTATTGAATATCGTCGCAAGCATTTCATCTGTATATGGGATATTTTCACTTAAATAGATATAACCACTAGCATTCGTTCTTCCTGCTTGTGCCAGGAGCTTGACCCAAATAATGAGGATGGTGTCAGCGTCCGGCATCTGCTCAATCAATCTAATTTTTTCGTCTTCAAACATATTTGTGCTTAGCTTTATCCACTTCACATCGTTCATTTTTTGAATCACTACTCCTTAATTTCTAGTTATCTCACAGATTGCAAACCGACCTTTTACCTTCAAAATCGTATATCCTGGATAATTACGCATATAATGTAGGATGCGCTGTTTTAGTTCTTGTTCCGTTTTTGATTGCTCCCAGAACTTGTCTGGGAGCCTAACATTTGATTGATTATGCATTGTCTTCTACCGGAAAATCGTTTTGTCCATCCTCTTCCGGATTTTCCATATTGATAAAATCTGGCTCTGGTGCATCTAAAAAGATGTCATCATTCGGCGTTATATCCTTGATTTCTCTTGCTACACCTTCATCATGAGCAACGTGCTGTTGTATCTCTACGCTTATTGGCAAGTACTTCCACATGTGACGGATGACTGTCTTGTTTGCCATCTCTTCATAATGATTGTTCCACGGGCTATATTTGGAACGTCCACTTGGACTAGAAGTACGTCGCTTTTCTATTTCTGCTTTAGGCATAAACTCCATTTGATAGCCACCATCTTTAAATTTCGCTACTGCATAAGAACCGATAAATTCACCTTTATTAGTGTCCATTGTTGGTACGTGTTTCAATTTAGGATCTAGACCTAATTCATACTCAAATTCATCATTCTCATATACTGCATGAGCATAGATTGATTGAATATGTCCTGAACGTCTTGCTAGGTCAATCATGCCTTTATACCCGATAATGAACTGTACATCAGTTGTTTGTGCTTTATTATTTTTAAATGGGAGCATGTAGCAATGACCCATTGGACCAGGTTCCAAACCTAATTGTGCTGCTTCCATTACAGCCCCCAGTAAACTAGCAGGATTCGCTTCTCTAAGTCCTGGTGTTGTTCGTATCGTTGTCATTGCTAGTCTTAGCAATCTATCCTTGTCCATGTGTTTAGGAAGTGCCTCTTGCATAGCAGGTGCCATTTGTTTTAGATAATCTTCAATTGTTTTTGGCTTGTCCTTTGCAGGAGCACCACCATTATTTTTCTTTGCCGCCATTTGGTTTTTCATTTGCTCTGTTTGTGTCATTTAATTTTCCTCCGCATCTTTTAATAGTTCGATATCTTCTTTACTCACTCTGTATATGCAATTCATCCTGGTTGCCACAAGGTACATATCTTCATATTGTTGATCATGGATATAGAATCCTTCGCCAGCAATTCCCATTCCAACATCAACGCCTTCTGACCAGTCGAGCCTGTGAAACGTCTTTATTTCTTTTCTTATTCCACATATAAAACCTTGTTCGATTTGAACGACTTTCTTCATGATCATAATTGGCAATCCGTCATCATAACCGTTTTTATCACAATAATTGAAGAAATCATCCTTCCCTTCAAAGACCCTAGGGTACTCTTCCCGTTTCCATCTTTTGTTTATTTTTACGTAATCACCTAATTCGTAACGCATCTACTCCACCTCAACTTCTTTAATCGTCATACGCCTATACGTGGATTGATTTGTAAACTCTTCTGCAAGCGTTGGATGCTCTTTTCTAAACGTTTTACTATCAAACCGATTAGATGTAATAGCTTTGTTGCTTACTTCATACCGTGGAGTAACTCCTAATGTCGCTTCACCGATCATTAATTTAAGTTTGTTTTCATACTCTTTTTGCAAATATTTCTTTTCTTTCGTTTCAGCTTTAATACTTTCAATCGCTTCAATAAGTGATTCTGCTGTATCAGACTCAAGCATTACTGTTTCGCCATTATCTTCCGGGTACATCTTATTAAGCAATTCACTAGCTGACTTGGAACCATCTATTTCTGGTGGTGTTTCTTTGAGTACATGTTCATTCCAGAAATGTTTTTCTTGTTCAATCATTAATTCAATAAACTCATCATCACGGTCTACTTCTTTCCATACGAACTTCTGCCCGCCGATCAACACAGCAATATATGCTTTTTCGTAATCTAAAACAGATATATAATGTTGCAACTGACACATATAAGCAGGTGGGATATGTTCCCCTTCCCAAGCGTCTGCATTGAAAGCGTTCGTTGTTTTGCATTCAAGCAATGCCTTTTCTCCAACGACATCCCTATCTATATTCGCATGCATGAATTCGTGTTTAGGGTGCTTAAAAGTTTGATTCCGACGACGCACTCTTTTTCCGGTTCGTCGCATAAATTCTTCCGCAACAACGTCTTCTAGCACGTTCCCAAAATGGATTGCTTCATTATCAATTTCTTCAATCTGATCACTTGTTTTATCGATATATAATTCAAACGCTGACTTCCATGGATTGAAACCTAGAATCGCGCTGGCGTCAGAGCCGCCGATCCCCTGTTTTCTGTTCCACAACCATTCCTGACGTGTCATTTCTGCTGTGTTTTTAGCCAATTAAATTACCTCGCTTTCAAGTTGACCAAATTCTTTCTTTAATCGTTGAAATATCATTCTTCTTTCTGTTTTGTTAAGCTCCCCAATCATTCTGAGTAACCTAAATTTACGCTTCGTCTCTTCATCGTCTTTGATTGACGGCAAGTTGCAGTTTTTTCTTATTTCTTCTTCTGTATAAGGGAGCGTAGATTTTAATGTTTCCAGATAATTAGCGTGTATTTTTATCATTTTTCCATTTTGTTTATATTCAAATTTAAAAAAGTGGTATTCCCTAAAACTTCCGTGCATTGTTTTAATTACATTTTCCCTTGCGTATACAGGCTTCTTGCTTTCCTTTTCAACCATTTCACCACGGTAGTTCATCATGTACGGTATCTTTTTACCATTTACAATAACGTCGTGCCATTTATACTGGAGCTTGCACCAGTCCTCCACTTCCCAATAACCGTAAACTTTTTCGAATTTTAGATATTCATCTACCATTTTTTGAAAGGTAACTGCATTGATGTAATAACCAAAGTACACATAGCACCTTTGCAACCCCTCTAATGTCTCAGCCCCGATACTCATAAATTCACCGTGTTCTGGATAAGATCCATAGTCAAACCAATAATCTTTAATTTTTTCAACGCTACCGTCTTTCATTTCCAGTTCAAGTTCCCTGCCACCAAACGCATCTCCGTACCTCTCTTTTTTTAACCAATGGCTGGCAACTATATCCCCATTTGAATTCACGGCGGACCCCACATAATCGCTTCCGATCTTTTCATAAGTTAAGGCGGGGATTTCATCAAAAACGGCACTATAACGATCGTATTTATGTTTAATTAACTTTAATATTTTCAAAAGAATACCTCCTTGCCCTCTACACACAATCGTTGTATAATAGAGGGACAATATATTTGATTTGTGTTTGATTTAACGTCCTCTGCCTAAGGGCGTTTTTTATTTTGCAACTTTATAAATTGCTCCATGGTTTTCAAGTATCTCCCTTGCATCCGCACTAAGTTCTTCAACTAAATAAAATTCATCTTCATATTCGAGTATTTCTTCATCCGTAAAAACTTCATTGCCAAGAGCGTCAATTCCGTATTCTTCACGTTTTGGACTATATGGATAGCCAGTTCTTAATGTTCTTGTTATTTCAGGATGTTGTATCACTTTTTTTACCTCCTATGCATTGATTAGTGCGTAATAAATAAACAGTAATGTTAGAACAAACAATGTACGATAAAACCAATTTATAAATCCTTCACTCATGTCCATGACCTCAATCTACAAATAACCTCTTCCTCCATTTGTCGTTCTCTGATGCGTTCTAAAAGTTCCCTCGCTTGTTCATCAGCTTTCTTTTCTTTCCTCATGCGCTCCAACTCCCTTAAAGATCGTGAAGCATTGTCGAGATATAATGCTGCCTTTCCATACTCTTCATTGCTTATGTGAACCAGAGCGCCATTCAAGCAATACGTATAACAATTAGCCTCGTCTGTTGCTCGTTTTAAATCCTTGTTTAGAAATGTCATATAATCCCTCCTAGTAAAATAGTGTTAATAATTGATACTCCTGCATCTAAAATATTCTGCATGATAGAGATCCCATCTACACCACACATGAAAGCCACTAGCACCTCTTGTGTATTTGTATTACTTGTCCAAGCTTGAACCATTGATATGCTTGGCTCTTTTGTGCCGTTCTCGTACTTTGATACGTCAGATTGATTGATAAATAACTTATGTGCTAATTCTTCTTGACTTAATCCTGATCGAGTCCGGCACGCCTTTAAAATCGCACCGTATTTCACGTTTTCACCTCCCTTCATTCCAGATTGGAATTTATTTCAAAGGGGTGGTTGGCATATACTTGTAGTACCAACTCCCTCAGGTTGGTTGTTTTGCTAGATTGCTTGATTTGTTTGTTGTTCTATCCATTGCATTAGGGCGGTGTAGGGAATGCGTATTTTTTGACCTTCCCTGATGCATGGGAAACCATTATGTTCAGATTGCTTACATAATTCATAAGTTGCGTTTAATCCGATTCTTAGGATTTCTGCAGCTTCAGGAACTTTCAAAAATCGTGGCGTTTCATGATATCCGTGCTGGCTTAATAGTTCCTTGATATCCTCCAGGTGCTTTTTATTTTCTTCGCGGATAATTTGACGAATGGATTCTTCCATGGACATTTAAATTACCTCCTGGAACTTAAAATCGTTAATGTTTATCTTGTGTTGGATTGCCATTTCTTTTACAACCTGGATATAAATTTCAATAAGACGTTTTTCTTCCGCAATGCAATCGAGTTTGTTAATTTTTTTGATGTAAGATTTCGTCATACCTTGAGCAAGAGCCCTTTCTTTACGATTGTTCAAACGGATGTCTAACTTGCAATTAGCTCTTTTTTCAAGTCGTTCATAACTTAAATTAATTACGCTTCGATAAGGTTCAATTCCAGACCATTTCTGAGCTATTTTTCTTAATATTACTTTTACTTTTTCACGCCATTCATCACTGGTCATGGTTACAATGTTGGAAATGTTATTAGCTGTATTAGTTGCTTGTATCGCTAATTCTTTCGCTTCTTTTGTTGCTAGTTCATTTTTAGCAACCGCTTGGAACATTTGATTCATCATTTGTAGTTCAGGACTTAATTGGGTAGTATCGATTTCTTGTTTGTAAGAACCTGTTTTTCTAATAGAAGGAATAACTTCTACCGCTAACCAATCTTGGAACTTTTCAGCAACATCGTTTTGTGCCTTGAAAGCTAACTTGTAAACAAGTGGCTCGGGGATTAGATCACCTTTCCCAACTTGTTGGGAAACAAATTTTTCAAGGTATTTATTGACCGTTTCCCATCTGATGTATTCTTTATTGTTTTTCGTTTGAGTGAAACCAAGACTTTTGGCAACCTGCTCAACGTCGAATAAAATTTGTTCACCTTCTGTTTTTGCAGACACTTTGAATAATTCATTTTCAAATATTTGTAATTTATTCATTGTTTTTCCTCCTTAAAGGTTTTATCTCGCTTCCTGTCGAATTAAGACTATGGAAGGAGGTGTAATTAAATGCTGTTAAAAACACATCAATTGGACGATCTAGCAACTTATGCTAGTAAAGCAAAAATCGCAGGATCGAAAGGCATGGTTGTTTACTCCGTGCAAGACACTAAAACTGGTGGTTTTGTATCTGGTGGTCGCACATCAGGTTTTAATCCCCAAAAAACGTTTAATGTCCTTTTACAAACTGATTTCGGATCTGTTTACTTCCGAGAATCAATTCAAGATAAAAATGAAATAGAGCAAACAATCAAAGGCATACAAGAACTCGAAAGCTCGTTCACTTTATTCGAAGTTACAGAAGTAAAGATTGATCGAGACAAACAAATAGGTAACTTTAAAGTAGTTCCTTAAGTTTTGCGTGTAACTCCAAGCATTGAATTAATTGATCGTGTAGCAGTACGATGGTTTCCCAGCCATCTGCTCCGCATGAAATGCTTTTTTGGAGTGTTTCAATCTCATTTTCTAATTGTTTAATAGTATCCATTTGATTACCTCCTTAAAGGTTTTATCTCGCTTCCTGTCGAATGTTGATTCAGGAAGGGGGTGCATTCATGTCTAAAAGCGATAAAGAATTAGCTGTAGAGATCGCAAAATCTTATATAGAAGCGTCAGCTAACTTACAACAAGCAAATGGTGCGTCAAAACCAATAATCAAAGCTGATAATGTATTGGAACTTATTAAAGACTTTCATGCTGAACTTAAAAAATTAGATTGATAATTCTTGTTCGAAATGGGAGTGAAGAATCATAATAACTTTGGCGAGTTCTTCTTCACTCCATTCTTTTGACTCTGCAAATTCGATTAGTTCTTGCAATCGTTTGGCATTTTCTTTTAAATGATTCATTTGATTACCTCCTTTAAAGGTTTTATCTCGCTTCCTGTCGAAATAGGACTATGGAAGGGGGTGAGAAATTATGGATTGATTTTCTCGAATTTATGCTTTTAACGCTTATGGCGATAAAGATAATCGTGAAAAGAAAATCAAATCTTTCATAGATGCGGGTTGGGAATATATCGGTGAGACTCCCATCATCTCCGCTCCGTTTATCAGCGTTGGTTGGCCTAAGGAAAAAGGAGAAATTATTTATCCTGCTGACTATTCCGAACCAAAATAAAATAGTCGGAGTAATTCGGTAATTTTACTTCTCCTGCTTTTGCGCTTGGTTCCCACACAGGCATCCAACCACTGGACTTCATCATTTCAGCCTCTTCTCGTTCTCCTACAAACGTGATTTGGTCGAATGATGTCAAAAGATCAAAAGTACATTGCATTTCGTTCACCTCCTACGCATTTTTGATAAGTTTTTTATCATTAGCACTAAAAAAAAGATCAGGAAACATTTTCTTCATATCTTTATCGAAGAATTTTTCATATTTAATTAATGTCACTCTCCCAGGATTAACAACGCCTTTTTCCAATTTCCTTACATAAACAGTAGAAATTCCTAGAGATCGTGCTAATTCTTGTTGTGTTAAATTATGTTTTTTTCTTAGGTGTAAAAGAATTTCTCTTTCCATTTTTTCACCACCTTTTGATAAGTTTTTTATCACTGTCTATAGAATACATGATAAATTTCTTATCGTCAATAGTTTTTTGAAAAAAATCTTATCAAAGATAAAAAAATTATCGCATATAGATTATAATAGGGGGTGGACAGAGGTGATCGCGTTGGATGAAAAAAACGAAGTGTTTGGGAAAAGGTTGAAAATACTGCGAAATAAAAAGAAAAAAAACCAAGAAGATGTCGCTAAGGATTTAGGGATTTCACGAGCGAGATACTCTCACTACGAAAATAATCATGTTGAACCAGATATAGATTTGATACGAAAGTTAGCGGATTATCATAATGTGAATACAGATTACTTATTAGGCAGAACAAACAAACCTAATGGGTCAAGCGAATCTGACAAAAATGCCATTATCGACAAAATCGCAAAAGAATTCCCAGACGCTGATCTCATGTTTGGTGATTTAGCGAGTATGGATGCGGAGCAATTAGAAGAAGTTTATGAGTTCATTGCTTTTAAGGCGAGAAGGAAGAAGTAACACAGAGATACAACAGCATGCACTACATCACGAAATGTTTTTCGTGGTGTTTTAATATACAATTGCACCAAAGATACACAAACATTTTAATACTTTTTAAGGAGGAATTAAAAAAATGAGGAAGTTTTTATTATTGGTGTTTACGATTATTTTCACATCAGGACTCCTAGTAGCTTGTGACGAAGCTAGTGTAGAAGAAGTAGACAAAGAACAAAGTGATGACGCAGAAGCAGCAGAAAAAGAGAAAGAAGAAAAACTTGCTGTTGGTGATACGGTGAGCTTTGATGACATGGAAATAACTCTAAACGAAGCAAGAATTGAAGAAGGCGGAGAGTTTGACGAACCAGAAGAAGATCAATTCGTCGTAGCAAACTTAACAATTAAAAACAAAACTGAAGAAGAACAAACTGTATCTTCAATTATGAATATCGAATTAAAAGATGATGATGGTTACGGATACACTACAACAATTTTAACAGAGGGAATAAAAGGACAACTAGATGGGTCGATTGAGCCTGGAGGAGATATGAGAGGAGAAATACCTTTTGATGTTTCCGAATCAGAGAATTATGAATTGCATTTTTCCGATCCATTTAAATCAGGAAAAGCTATCTGGAATATTTCTAGCCAAGAACTACAATAGAGTAGATTAAAGTATCAAAACTTACATAAAGGGGAATGAAACAATGAAAAGAACTACTGAATTTGTTCTAGGACTAATTGGGGGAATTTTCGGATTTATAGGTGCAATTATGGCTTTATTTGTTGGGGGAGTAGACGCTGCGTTTAGTGATGGAACAAGTGAAGTTACTGGCTTAGGATGGGCTGCATTCATTTTCTCTATTTTAGCAATAGTTGGATCGGTAGTAGTAAGATCAAAAGCGAAAGTAGGAGGTATTTTACTACTTATTTCTGCGGTCGGTGGAATTATAAGTATTTCAATGTTTTACTTAGTTCCAGCCGTACTCATTGCTATAGCAGGATTAATGGGGGTTATTAGAAAGGATAAAAATAAAACAGAAAATGTTGCTTAAATTATAGGTGTACATCTGTACACCCTCTTTTACAACATTAAACAGAACATACATTCCCATTAAGGAGGTTTTTAATGTATACATATATAGAAGAATATATTTTCAACCTATATAAATCATTATCCATTAATAAAACAGATCAATTAAGTATTAAAAAAATTGCGGATGGTCTTGATTTAAATGTTTACTATGCAAGCATCCCATTTCGGTTTGGGAGAAACATTATTTTAATGAAATCCACAAAAGAAAAAGAATGGCAAATGTTCGGCCATGAAGTAGGCCATTATTTAAGGCATTGCGGGTGTCAATTAAAAATGTATTACTTGTTTCGTGAGCTTCAAGAAAATCAAGCTAACTATTTTAGTTATCATTTCTGTGTTCCTACATTTATGCTGCATGAGCAAATGACAGTCTATGATATTATGAATTTATTTAAGGTAGAATACGAATTTGCTTCACGTAGGATGGAAATGTACAAAAATAAACTTTATGAAAAGGAGTATTCTTATGCGTGGACACATAGCTAAGAAGGGTGATCGTTATTATGTTGTTGTTGATATAGGTAGAGATCACAGAAATAAACGTATTCAAAAGTGGTTTAGTGGATACAAAAGGAAGAAAGATGCTGAAAAGGATTTACCTAAAATAATAACAAAACTGGAAAAAGGTTATACGGATCCGGCAGACACAACTGTTGAAGAATATCTTAATGATTGGCTAGAAAGAAAAAAGAATAGTGTTGCACATGGCACATATCTGCATTATGAATCATATATGAGGAACCACATTATTCCAGGACTAGGACAATGGAAAATAAGTAAATTGGAAGGCCATCATGTAGAATCCTTTGTTGATGAAATTAATGCTAAGGATATTTCACAACGGACTAAGAAACACATATTCAGAATATTATCAAGTGCGTTATTGAAAGGTAAACGTTACGGTTTTAAAGAACATATTATGGAAGACATTGAAGCTCCTAGGGTGGAAAGGAAAGAAATCGAATACTGGACACTTGAAGAGATGCAGGCTTTCTTACAACACTTAAACAGCAAAAATCATGCAATACCTTTTGTTATTGCATTAGCAACCGGAATGAGAAAAGGAGAAGTATTAGGGCTCCGCTGGTCTACAGTTGATTTTGAAAATAATACAATATCTGTTACAAATCAATTAAAACAAGAGGAAAAAGAGTGGATCCTCTCTCCTCAATTAAAAACAAAAACAAGTTATAGAACGGTCAAGGTTGATAGCGATACAATGGAATTGCTTAAACAACATAAAAAACAACAAGAAAAAGACCAAATGAAAGTTGGTCCCGATTACAAAAAAAGAGATTTAGTTTGCGCCACTTCAATAGGAGGATTTATAAAACCATCCTATTTACAAACTGTCTTTAAACGTACTTGTAAAAAGAGTGGTGTCAAAAAGATTAGTTTTCATGGATTAAGGCATACACATGCAACTTTGTTACTAATGGATGGTGTTCATCCTAAGATTGTGCAAGAAAGATTAGGACACCGATCTATTCAAACAACACTAGATACTTATTCGCATATCATCCCTGGTATTCAGGAAGTGGCTGCAACAAGTATCGGAAAATCAATGCATCCTAAAAGAGAAATTAAAGAAGATAATCTATTTAATATGGGATAG